AGAGCTGGCTGCCGCGATCGGGGGCCAGGTCGCTGGGATACAGGCCCAGACGTGGGCACAGGGCCTCCCCCACGAGTTGCCCAGGGGGACGCAGTTCGCACCAGGGATGGGGCCTGCTGGCCCCGCGTCCCGACTCGCTCGAATGAGCGGCTCGCAGTTCACGCCGATGAGGATAGCCCCCTCGCCGCCGCCGAGTCCCCAGGAGCTTATGACCCTGGTGCAGCAGGCGGCGAGCCAGTTCGGCCCAGGAGGATAGACGATGCTTTATGTGGAGAGTCCAACACACTTTCATTCTCTTTCTCCAAAGGAAAAGGTTCTGTTTCTTGCAGGTGGAATAACGAACTGTCCTGATTGGCAGCAGGAGATGAGGCAGAAGTTGGCGGACACTGAGTGGGTTCTGCTCAATCCAAGACGAGAGCACTTTCCAATCCACGATCCAGGCGCGGCGTTGGCGCAGATCACCTGGGAGTATGAACATCTACGCATGGCAACTGCGATTCTGTTCTGGTTCCCATGTGAGACGATCTGCCCGATCGTCCTGTACGAACTCGGCGCATGGTCTATGACGGCCAAACCCTTGTTTGTAGGCGTCCATCCCGACTATAGCCGGCGGCGCGATGTTGAGATACAGACTGGACTTGTAAGGCCCGACGTTGCCCTCGTCTACTCATTGGAGGAGCTGGCGCGGGCTGTCAGGGAGGTGAGCGATGGCTAACGGCACCCCTTACGGCGGCGAAGCCTGGATAGAGCAGGCGATGGGCCAGTTTGGGGCAGGAGGATAGACGATGGCGAATGGTACAGATTGGCAAACGGGCGGGGCTTACGGCTCAAGTGGGCCTGAGATTCTAGGTGGCGGTGTGCCCTACGGCGGACAGGGTTGGCAGGCGGGGCAACTGGAGGCGCTGATACAGGCGGTCTTGCAGCAGCTTCAGTACGCGCAGACGTTCGGCTATGGCTACCCTGGCATGGCTGCGCCCACGGCCCCGACGCGCAACGATGCCCTCATGGCTATCTGGCAGAACCGTCCAGACATCCAGGCTTTCTACCAGCAGAACTGGGGAGACCCAGCTACGGCGAAGGGTAGTCTGAGGAACTGGCGGCCGCAGGATGCGATCGAGAACTGGCTGGGGATGACTGGGGAGCTGACTGCTGAGCAGAAGGCAGATCCGATGGCCTTCGCTATCGAGCAAGGGTGGCTTGTGGACTATTCGGCAATGGAACGGGAGCCCACCCTGGCCCGCGAGGAGGCTGAGGCACGCTGGCAAGAGGCGGACAGGCAGTATCTTCGCTCGATCGGCCTTGACGAACAGCAGCAGGAAAACTACCTGGAGGAGGTGGCCTATCGGGAGAGGCGTGATGTCATAGATGATCAGCGAGCGTTACAGGAATGGGAGAGGGTCAATAAGCTCGACGCCGAAGCGGTGAGGCAATACAACCTGAATCGGCAAGATGAGCTGGCCCGACGCGCGACGGAAGATGAGCAGTGGGACAGGGAGTTTGCAAGGCTAGCCGGCTTGGACGAGGCAGCCATACGGCAATTCGAGCAGATCCATGCGCTGAACGTGCGTGCCCAAGAGCAACTGGAGACATACCAGACTGGCCAACTGGGTTTGGCTCAGCGGGAGCTAGAGCAACTTGCGGCATGGCAGACTGGCCAACTGGGTTTGGGTCAGCAGGAACTCCAGCAACTGATGAGTTACCAGACTGGCCAACTGGGCCTGGGTCAGCAGCAGCTCGGCCTCGGCTATCTTGAGCTCCTGGGCCAGCAGAGAGGGCCGCAGGACTGGCCCTTCTACTGGCAGACACAGCGAAGGGCGGAGGCGACGGCTCTGCCCGCCTTTGCCCAGGCTCTTGCGGCGGGGACTCGACTCCCCCCGTGGCAGGCACCAGCACCGGGCGTGCCACTGGCGGGCCAGGGTGCTCCAGCGATCGCTCCGGCAGCAGGGGGCGTGCCATCCTTCGCCACTCCGCTTCCGCAGCAGATCACGCCGCAGCAGTGGTTCAATATGTATCCGTCGGAGCAGGCTGGCCTCCAGGGCATGGTCGAGTACGGCGGAGGGTACATGGCCGACTATCTTCAACAGATGCAGAGGGCTTGGCCGACGGGTCAGGCCCAGGGGGTGAGCTACTTTGGGTAACTCGGCGTGAAGCTCTCTGAGGCTAGTTTTGAGGTGTGGGGTCTCGTCTGGGCTTGGGCTAAGCATCAAGGCGTTCGGGTCCTTGGTGATCCTGAGCTGCATATCGTGCCGCCCCGAACAATGCGATGGCGGGTTCCAGTCGTTCGGCAAGAAGTGTGCATGACTCCGATAGAGGAAGTGTATGCGGGCGTGCCACCGTTCCTGGAGACGGAGGATATTGAGATCCAATCTTGCACAGTACATAACACCAGGGTAGGTATAGGCTACGGACCTAGAACTAGCACATTGGTCATCTGGCAGGAGATTCGGGGGTGAGCTACTTTGGCTGAGCCAGAATACGTGGACACACCAGAGGAGACCCTGGAGCTTCCAGGGCAGACAGACGAGCACGAGCCAGCGTTCGGGGTTACGGCTATCTCGCGCCACAATGAGACCGTCGTATTCGACATAACTATGCCATCCGAGCAGGGAGAGATGGTGCTGGATAGGGGCTGGCTCCTGGGGCAACTTGAGGAGCGCCAGGATCAGGAGCAGGTGGCGATCACAGGGGAGGTGCCGGAGCGAAGGCTGGTGGTGGGCATGTGGGTGGATGGCCTGCTCGAGGTGCTGTGCCGCCAGTTCCCTGAGCGATATGTCTCCTGGCTGAAGCCAATGGCGACGACTGAAGCTCCGAGTCTGCCGGCAGCTGACCCCACCATGGCACGCAAAGCGTACAAGAGGGTGTCGCTTGAGATACCGGAGCCAGCGGACTGAGCAAGGAGGAGATGCGGATGAAGAAGGAACTGGACCGGTCGGTCCGCCTGCATCTGCGGACGGCCTCGGCAGCGACTACGGCGAGCGCCCGGAAGGTCGCGGCGAGCCTGGGGTATATTTGCGCCAGGGGGCAATTCACGGGCCTGGGCAATCTCAGCGCCCTGGTGAACGCGATCGGCAGTGGCGAGGTGATCGTGACGCGAGCAAAGCCAGAATGATCCCCACGCTCTCGGTCGTGATGATCGTCAAAGACGAAGAGGACTCCCTAGCCCGCTGTCTCAAGAGCGTCGAGGGCGTGGGGGATGAGCTTGTCATCGTCGATACGGGATCGAGCGATGGCACGGTGGAGATAGCGCGGCATTTCACCCGTAAGCTCTACTTTCACGAGTGGGAGGACGACTTCTCCAAGGCCCGGAACCAGGCGCTGTCATACTGCACCTGTAGCTGGTGCCTACAGATAGATGCCGACGAGGAGCTTGTCAGAGAGGACATCCCGGTCTTGCGGGAGACGCTGGAGCAGTTGCATCCGATAAGCAAGGTCCACGCGGTGCTCATGCCCATTCTGAGCTATCTGCCGTCGGGACTGATCGCCAAACACTACTTCCACCGCCTCTATCGTCGAAAGCGCGTACACTATGAGGGGTATGTGCACAACCAAGTGGAGTTTGATGGCCGGAACGCGATGGCCGAGATACGGATTCTGCACCATGGCTACGCCCTCTCGCCAGAGGAGATGCGGAGGAAGCAGGAGGTGCGTCGGCGGCTGATGGAGAAGGAGATAGAACGAACCGACCCAGAGAGTGCCTGGAACGCCTTTGCCTGGATGAACCTGATACGGCTCTACAGAAACTGGCTGGACTGGGAGAAGGTCATAGAGCTTGCGCCGAAGGTCTTGGAGCATCCAGCAGCCCAGGAGGTTCACCGGCAGACCGTTGCTGCGGACACGGTGATGGCTTGCACCGCCCTGCACCGGTTTGAGCTTGGCATAAGCGTGGGCCTCAAGGCACTGGAAGAGACGCCCGATTGCTTCGACGTGCTTCATCATCTCGGCTGGCTCTACCTTGACGCTGGGCGAGTAGGGGAGGCGAAGCTAACATTTGAGAAGTGGTTATACTACAAGATCAGGGAGCGCGTCAACGGACCGAGGCCCAGCTATCTGATAATCGACACGCACCAGTGCGAGCCTCACGTTTGGGAGGGTCTAGCGCGGTGTTACGACATGATGGGGAACCGAGAACTGGCATCGAACGCGATGGGCTGGGCCGTGATGGCTAGAAGGAAGCAGGCGAGCGATGTGGTGGCGATGCAAACAGAAAGTGGCCTTCGGCCAAATGAGGTAGCCGTATGAGTTGGTGGCAGTGGGCAACCGAGGAAGAAAAGAGCAGATTCGATGCTCACGAGCTTCTGCGCGAGTATCGCCCGCCGGAGGCTCCAAAACCGCCTGCCGTGCCCACACCTACGCCGAGGCCAGTGCCTACACCGGCGCCAGCAGCACCACGGCTACCAGCGTTTGCGCCGCAAGTGGAGCCAGAACTTGCGGCACAGGGCCAGCGGATGACCTACCCAGGGGCTGTCAGGGCGGCGGTGGGCCAGATACCATCCTTCGTGAGATCGCTTCGTGACCTGGTGGTGACTGGCCGCTTGCCTGAACAGGAGCCGACCTGGGCACAGCCTATCACCCGAACATGGGAGGATTTCAGGCAGCAGATTCTACGGCCCGCCAGTATGCTCACGCAGGAGCGTATCGCGGCCCCTTTGCTGGGCGAGTTGATGCGCTGGAATGTGCCCTATCGGATGCTGGCCCCCGAGCGGGCTGGTCCTTCGCCTTGGGGTGAGATACCTGAACTGGCCAAGCGGGCCGTAGACGTCGGGGAGCCGTTGCCGGGCGTTGGAAGGCTTCCTGCCTTCGCCAAGCAGCGCTACGAGGAAGCCAGGGCTTACGAGCCGACCCTGCCAGCGGGCGTGAGGCTGGTCGGAAGGCAGCTTCTCGACCCGCTGGGCCTGGGTGGTGCTTGGGCGTCAACTATGCTAACAGGCCCGCTGGGTGCAATCTATAGGATCGTAGACATCGCTGACTACACCGCTTTTCTTCTCTCGGCGACCCCAGACGAGCTAAAGGTAGCCGCAGCCTTGATAGGCGTGGGAATAACCGCCAGGAACCTGCCAAAGATCAGAGCCTTCGTAAAGAGGGTGGCTGGCGGGGCCACACCAGCGATGCGGAGAGCCGCGCAGGAGGCGGCGCCGGCCGTGCAGAGGTTCATGGCTGAGGAAGCAGGGGCGGCGGAGATACTGGGGAGGCCGCCGGTTCCCAGTGCGGAGCGGTGGAACGAGATACAGGATCAACTCGTCCCTCTAAGGCGTCGGTTCGAAGAGCTAACGTATGGACCAATCCGCGCGCAGCGGAGAGACAATATCTTTGAAAGAATGCGGAAGCAAATTGAGGCCCTTGAGGAGGAGGCAGCATTCCACAAGCCAGCAGTAGAAGAGCCAGCAGCGGCGGAGATACCCGGACGGCCACCTGTGCCCGAGGTGGAGCCAGAGGACTTCGTGCAGCGAGTGTCAAGAAGGGTGGACGAAGATAGTCTCAAGATGGGCAGGCGGCTACGGCTAAGTAAGCCTGAGAGGTTACTGACAGTCGTGGTAGATGGTGAACCTGCTTGGTCATACGAGGGGTTCTTTATCGAGGTGGGCGAAACGCCTGCTCGCTTCAAGGGTGCCCAGAGCGTGGATAGGGGGGCCGTCAGTTGGCTTGCTCTCTTTGAGGGGGAGGGATCGCCTGCCCTTCCGATGGGCACGGCTAGAGGGGACTATCTCGCGGACAAGGTGAAGACAGGTGATGAGGTCGTCTTCATATCAGAGGCCGGGGACGCTATATCAGTGGCTACGAGATACTGGGGCTATTTCCAGAAGAAATACAAGGATGCTGAGTGGCGTATGTATGGCCCAGACAAGGGCGTGGAGGTGAGGTCTCGAGGACGTACTGTTGGCTTCATCATGCCGTTCGTGCGTCAGGGTCGGCTACCCTCAGAAGTGTTCACTCAATGGTCAGACCTGGTTACGCGCGAAACCCCGACCACAGAGATTGGCGGAAAGACGTTCAGGGCAGGCCAGCGAGTGCGCAGTGGCCCCCAGGAGGGCTTTATCGCAGAGACCGCCCATGGTTGGGTGATGCGAGCAGACACTCCGTTGGTTCCTGGTGCTCGGAGAGACATCCCCCTGCGGGATATTGCCGATTATATCGAGCCGATTGGCCCCGACGTGGCTGCTCCGGTCCGGCCGGAAGCACCAGTCGCCGTGCCCGAAGCTGCGCCAGAGGCGATGAGGCCGATGGAGGTGCCGCCAGAAGAGGCCGCAAGGCTGGCCCGCGAGGCGGAGGAAGCGGCGGGGCAGAGAGCCCTTGGTGCCCCCGCGCCAGAAGCGAAAGAGTACTGGCAGATGACGCGCGAGGAATACGAGGGCCGTCGTCTATACAGTCCATCGTGGGATCCAGAGCACCGAGAGGTCATCGAAGAGGCACTGGCCGAAGCCAGGCCCGTTCCCGCCAAGGTCCTGGCCGAGTATCCCGACTTGGCCAGAGCTGCCCCTGCGCCAGAAGCGCCGCCTGTGCGTGCGGTAGCGCCAGCAGGACTTCCCGACCCCTGGACATTGCCGCGTGACCTGTATGTGCGGGCAACTGGTGCGACTGACCGCGCGGATGTTCTGCAAGCCCAGATGCAGTGGCGCACCGGCATTGAAGAGGCTTACAGACGGGGCGAGATTGACTTGGGCACGCGAGGTCTCAGCAAGGCTGCGGATATGGTCATCCGCGATCTGAGGGCGAGGCCCCCCGCGCCTGTGCGTGCCCCAGTGACGCGGCCAGTTACGCCCGGCGTTGCACCTTTGGCTGAGCCAGCGGTTCCACCACCCGCTGTCCCAGCGTTTCCTCCTGTGACCGCTCAACCCGTACCCGGAGCTGGGGGCATTCCAGGCCAACCCTTGGCTCCGGGTGCGGGAGCGGCGGTCGTTGCGCCAGCGGGTAGGCCCGTTCAGCCGCCGTTGGCTGCGGCTGGCGTGCAGATAGCACCGGGTGGGCCACCTGCGGGTGCAGTGCCACCTGCTGCGCCTCCAGGGGCCGTAGTGCCTCCGCCGGGCAGTCCGCAACTACCTGGCTTCGTGACTCGGCCTCCAACCGCGCCAGGGCGCCTCGCCTCTATTCTTGATAGTGGCGAGATTCTATCGTCTCAGAGGAGGCCTGACCTGGCGCGCAGGATGATGACCTTTGCCGAGACACATCACGTAACGCCGATGGTGAAACTACTGCGATCTATCGGCATATCGGGTACGGACCCAGCTACGGAAGCGGCGATGCTGGCCCATTTCATCACTGTAGAGGGAAGGGTAGCGTCGATAGGTGCAGTCTCCGATCTTCGCGGCTTTGGCGATGTGCAGAAACTCTTTGGCGCGAAAGATTTGGTGGTCAGCTACAGGGGCAAGGACTATTTCCTGGGAGACATCATGGAGGGGATGCACCCAGAGCTTCCGCTGACAGCAGACCAGCTACGCTTCATGCAGATGGGGTGGGAGCTGGGAGATGAGTTGCACGCCTTCGCAAAGGCGCATGGGGTTGACATTCCCTTGGCCAAGTACGGTGAGGGACAGCACTGGTGGCACAGGGGAACGGTGTATCGCAGAAATGCCAATGGCCTGATAGACACTGGCGTGATTCGGGGCGGGCGGGCTGGAAGGTACGTCGCGGCCATGATGGGGATCGAGAAGCCACGGCAGTTTGACACGATGGCCGACGCACGAGCGCAGGGGTTTTATCATCTGGACCCGACCGATGCCATGCAGGTTGCTGTGCAGGATGTGTACCGTCGAATCGGCGACGAGCGACTGAAGGCTCATGTTCTGGAGCATATTGCCTCTCGCACGGAGGCGCCGGCGCGCTGGGGAGAGGTGGAACTTCCGGGAATGCCGGGACGCTTCTTCGAGGCTGGAGAAGTTGGCCCAGTCAGGGACTACCTGAGAGATTTGGGATTGTCATGGGTGGATACTTTCGCTACAGGTGTAAATATAGTGAACCGCGTCCCGCGCACGGTTCTCACGTCACTTGACCCTGGCCCTGCACTGTTGCAACTACAGGGAGTCATGCTGACCTATCCCAGAGTCTGGACAGCAGGGGTGCTCAAGGGCTGGCAGGAACCCTTTAGCCCTGGGGCGATGGCTAGGTTTCTCTCGGAGCCTCAGCACGCTGCAACTTTGCGTAGGTTCGCACCGTTTGGCTTGAACGCCCACGGTTCGGAGTTGACGGAGGGTGCGAGGGGAATCTTTGCAGAGCATGGGCCTCTGACCAGGATACCAGTTGTGAGCAAGATACCTCTGCTTCGCCATGTGCCCGTTCTGCTAGGCAAAGGGGTCAGAATCGGCTCGGCCATATTTGACAATCAGATGCTCGCTATACGCATTATGGGCATTGAAGCCACCGAATACATGATAAAGAAGCCAGAGGACGCTTTCGAGCTAGTTCGGCATTGGAACACGTTTACCGGGGTTTCCGAGCCCGGGTCGTATGGGATAAGCAGGTCTCAGCAGCTCAAGGAGGCAGCGTTTGGATTTGCTCCCAAGCTGCTACGCTCCACGCTCAGCATAGTGGCGGATGTGTTCCAGGGGGGCTTGCGGGGCAAGATGGCCCGTGAGTCGTTGGGGAAGATGGGAGTCCTTGGATTGCTGGGCTACCTGGCGATATGCCAGGCCCTCAATCAGAAGCCGCGGTTGGACCCGAAGGAGGGCAGCCGGTGGATGACTGTGACAGTTGGCGATCAGGTGGTGGGCTTTGGCGGTCCGTACTTTATGGTCCTTCGGACGCTCATTCAGATGGCGACTGGAGGCTCAGAGGCCGCAGTGGAGACGGCAGGTCGCTTTGTGCGGTCGCGGCTCTCGCCTGGTGTATCAACAGGCTGGGACGTTCTCACCCGCAAAGATGCTATTGCTATGCCTGTGCCTATGAGCATCCCGAAGCTCACTCAGTATGTGCTGAAGAATAACCTGATCCCGATCTGGCTTCAGGGCGTCACCGAGTCGGGGGTGACAGACTGGGAGAACTACATAGAGATTGGCGCGATGGAGCTGGCTGGTCTGCGGGTGTTCCCTGTTTCTCCAGCGAGGAAGCGCAACGAGATCAGGGAGCGGCTGGCGCAGGCTACATTCGGGAAGCCGTGGGCAAGTCTGAGCCGCCCCGAGACGTACCAGTTGGAGCAGGTGCCTGAACTGGGCCAGGCTGTGGAGGAGGCGCGGGCTCTGGCCCTGAAGCGAGAGACGCCCTGGGGACTCTTCTGGGCCGATGTTGACAGCCAAAGAGAACCGTATAGAATAGAGATAGCGGAACTAGGCCAGGAATTGCAGGCGGGGCAGCGAACGGGCCGGTCCTACCGCGAGGAACTGACCCAGCGGCAGATGATAATGGCCCGCATCCCGGAGATGCTCCAGAGGACGCGGGAGTACCAGGACATCCGTCTGGAGGGGCGCGAGCCAGAGACCGCGGTAGATCGGTTCATAGACGCCTACTACAAGATAGCCGACGAGACCCGCGATCCGCTGACAGGGGTGGCGGACGCACGGCAGATCGTGATGGACAGGGAGGCACTCAAGACCCGAACGCCAGACGACGTGGTGCGGCAAGCGATGGGCTACATCAATCGCAAGCTGGACCCGGAGTACGTGCAAGCGCGAGACCTGTACTACGAGTACATGCGCATCCCGCAGTACCTTGGGCTGAACGAGGATGAGGCGCAACTGGCGAACGAGGCCATCCGCACCTACCGAGATATGCGGCGGGCCAACCCGCAGATGCACCCCGACTGGACACGGGCCTATCTGGCCAAGTATAATCCAGAGGGCTACAAGCTGATGCTGGTGGCCCAGCGGAGGCGCAATCCGGCCAGGCAGCGCTTCTGGGCGGCACACCCGCTGCTGTCGAAGTTCTACAGCGACCTGACGACCGAGGAGCTGGAGCTGGTGCTCCCAGAGGAGAATCTGTGGCAGCCGCAGCCACAGGCGCGGCTTCCGGCGTTCGCGGGATCGCTGAGCTACGGCCAATGATGGAGCGCGAGTTCTGGCTAGCAATACGCGAGGCGCTACTGGCCCTGATTGATGCACTGGAGCGCTGGCTGGGCCTGAAGCCCAGGACGAGCGAGATCAGGAAAGAGTGGAAGAGAGATAGACGGTGACAAAGCGACAAAGTGAAAGTGGCCTTCGGCCATAGTCCTACGGACAACTGAATAGGCAACCCATTCGGAGTGCCGCTTCTTGTGCGGGACCTTAGATAGGCCCGCTGGGAAGCGGCCTTTTTTTGTGGCTAGGACTATCGGTTCGCCGATAGGACTATCCGTAGCACCATCAGTTTACGAAAGGAGTGTTCGATGGCACCAGAGACTTCCGAGGCTCAGGTAGCAGGGCCACAGGAGCCAGGGCAGGAGCGCGTTCCAGCAGCTTCTATACAGGAGCCAGCAGGGACGACCGCACCGCCCGCTTCCGAGACCCAGGCGCCAGTAGCAGGGCAGCAACCTGTGGCAGGCGCGGCGCCAGCCGCTCCAGCGATCAGCGTAGAGGAACGAGTCCGACGAGGAATCCAGGCTGGGATGGACAGCGCACTCAGCAAGGCGCAGGGACGCTGGGAGACGCAGCAGATGCAGCGGCTTCAGCAAGAGGCGTTTCAGCGCCAGGTTCAGTCGATGAGTCCGGCAGAGCTGGGCCAGATGATGAAGGACAACCAGCGAATGGAGCCGATCATCCAGCAGAGAATGCAGGCCCAACGTGCGCAGGACTTTGGCGCGTTGGTGCAGGGCATGATCGACCCAATAGCCGACGAGGCAAAGAAGGCTGAGCTGGCAGAGATGGCCTACAGCAACCCATCCTGGGAGGCATTCTTCGGGAGCGTTCAGAAGGCGATTGTGGAGCAGGAGCTGGCCAAGGAGCGGCCGAAGCTGCGAACGCAGATTCAGGAGTCGCTGAACAGGGAACAGACCGCAGCGCTGACTGGATCTGGCCCACAGCTAGGGGCTGGGCTTCTCGCGTCTCATCGAGACCTTGCAGATATGACCACCGATGAGAAGCTAGATCGCGGGCTAAAAGAACTCTGGGGAGAGTAAGGTCCCCATAGGGCTATTAGTTTGCGCGGCTAGCGGGAGGTAACGAAAGTGGCTATAGGACTACTCGAGGCAGCCAACCTGACGCAGGACACCCTGCACATCGGCTTGATCGAGGAGTTGATAAAGACTTCTCCTCTGATCAAGCGGCTGCCTTTCGTGACCGCTGTTGGAAGTGCCATGAAGATCGTCCGCGAGGACGAGGACAATCCACCTGGTATCCAGTTCGTGGGTCCCAGCGATGAGATCACCGAGAGCACGGGGGACACCTCCACGCAGACCTACAATCTGACCATCCTGATCGGGGATGCGGATGTATCTACCTTCATCCAGCAGACCCAGAGCAACAAGATGGACCAGATGAAGACCCAGGTCAAGATGAAGCTGAAGCAGCTGGCGCACAAGTTCGAGGAGACCTTCATCTACGGCGACGAGGACATCGACAACCAGTTCGACGGTTTCCAGAACGGCGCTATGTGCACCGCTACGCAAAGGCTTTGTCTGGGTACAGGCGCAACAGGGGCAACGTTGACCCTGTACGATCTGCACCACCTTGTGGACACCGTGCTGGGCGAGCCGCCGGACATTCTGCTGCTGAACAAGGAAATCATGCGCAGGCTCACGGTCAAGTTGGCTTCAGTTGGCTCGTACCAGACTCAGAGAGACGAGTATGGCGATCTGTGGGCCTACTGGCGAGGGATTCCGCTGGTCGTAACCGACTGGCTCACGCAGACCGAGGCCATCCTGGCCACGGCCTACAAGGCCAAGACCGGCGGGGTCACCTCTAGCATCATCGCCGTTCGCTTCGGCGAGGGCGACGGTGTGTGCGGCTTGCAGAACGGCACCATCACCACGGAGAAGTTCGACAAGCTGGAGACGAAGGACGCCAAGCGGACCAGGCTCAAGTGGTACGTAGGCTCCATCATCTACTCCACGAAGTCCCTGGCGATCCTCAGCGGCATCACCGACGCGGCGATGACATAGGAGGGATGACATGGGATTTGCAGATACGAATACCAGGGTGATCTTGCAGGGCATCGGCCCTGTGCCGGTCAGCCTGGCGACGCCAGTCAGCCGTGGCGACCTCCTGGCCATCTCCGGCTCGCAGTGGGCACCGGCAAGCGCGGTAACCGCTGATGCGCTGTTCCCAGCACTCCTTGTAGCTGGCGAGACGGGCGACACAGACGACACCATCACCGCCTTCATGCAGGCCGTCGTTGGCAACTTTGTGAGTGCGTCTGGCTTGAAGACCTTGTACCTGTCCGACACAGCGGGCAACTATGCTTCCGCTGCAGGGACGCAGCCGCAGGTTGTTGGCTGTATGGCTGCGAGCGCTGTGGCTTTCGTCGGTCCGGCGTCCTACAGTACAGGCACGTTGTTCTGACCAAGGCCGCGAGAACAATCAAGGGGGGCGGCCTGAGAGTCGCTCCCCTGGCACCCGGTAGTTCAGGGTGCAAGGAGAGGGCCTATGGCCACGAGTCTCAAGTCGTTGAGACAGGGGCTGGGCCTCGACCTGGCTGAGTGCACCGTCGCAACCGTCACGAGCGCAGGGGCGACGACCATAACTGCTGCGACGCTAGTGGACAACGATGCGTCCAGCAGCAAGTACGACCGTGCCTGGCTGAAAGTGACCGACGGGGACGCGGCGGGCAGCGTGCGCCGGATACGCGAGACCGACGAGGATGAGACGGTCAAGGGCTTCGATCCGGCCAATGGCATCCTGCAGTGGTCGCGCGACCTGAGCGACGTGCCAGCGCCAGGGGACGAGTTCGAGATACACCAGCTCCTGGACCCTGACCGCATGGACACGCTGATAAACCGCGCCTTGCAACGGTGCTCCCACCTGGAGCAAGAGGACATCACCGTCGTCTCAGGGCAGCGAGAGTACAGCCTAGCCGCCTACACCTGGCTCACGCGCCAGCAGCAGATCACCCAGGTCTGGTGGAGACAGGGCAGCACCGCTCTGAAGTACAAGTACCACCCCCTTTCCTGGTGGGAGGTCTTTGACGATGCGGGCGTGCTGACCCTGCACATCCGGCCCCTGGCCGCAGAGGGCGATACCATTGTGCTTGAGGGGATAGCCCCGTACGGGGCACTCTCTGCCGACGACGAAGAGACCGACTGCCCCGCCGAGTGGGTGAGGGCCATGGCCCGCTGGGAGATATACAACTGGCTGGTGCAGTCGGGGGCTGCACAGGATGTCTCTCGATATGAGGAGAGGCGCACGGAAGCATACAGAGACGCTCGCAGGCTTTACAAGCTGCATGCGCCCAGGCCCAGGCCACGAATCCAGCTGCCGGATAGCCCCGCGCGCGGTTACTCTAGCCAGGTTGCGCACTAGCTGCCATCGATGAAGCTTTTTCATGGCACGACGCCTGCCGCCTGGGAACGAATCAAGGTAGAGGGTCTGAAGGCGGGAAATGAGTGGGGGCTGGTGTATCTGACACCCCTGGTTCAAGAAGCCCAGCGCTATGGAGGCATCGTCCTTGAGGTGGAGACAGGCGATCTGCGGCTGACGGCTTTTGAGGACTGCAAGGAATGGGAAGTGCTTTGCTGGAGCCGGGAGCCCATACCACCTAGTCAGATCAAGCTAATGAGCTGAAAGATGGCCAAGAACGAAGCCTACGACTTCATGCTCAACGGGTTGGGCTACCTACTGGCCCGTCGCTCTCAGATGGGCGAAGGTGGAAGAGCCTGGGTTGAGCAATGGGTGGGTTCGAGTATAGCCCAACTGACACCTACGGAACTCCGCTTTGGTAACCTGGACTCCGTCATAGAGATCCCGATGGTGTTCCGCAGTGGCCACCTGGGCTATGGAGACGGTGAGTTCCGAGCAGACGGGCGGTATCGCTACACCCTGGACATGGATGCTCGCTTCAAGGAGCAGATCATCCCTGGGCCTGCGATAACCAACCTGACCGTCGGTGGATCTGCCACGGTGTCGGGCTTCTTCGAGCATGACGAGATGCTCTTTTGCCTTGGCGGCCGGTACTGCAAGCAGATCGCGTCGAGCGGTACGATCGTCTTGGCCAAGGACTTTGGCGATACCAAGGTGGCCACCGATGCCCTAGTCTACAACGACGTGGCCTACGTGGGGATGGGCTACTCGGAGCCCTTCTGGACCCGAATCTCGAATGCGGCTCCGACGCTGACCTGGCTTAAGGCCACGGCCCTCTACATGGGCAAGATGGCTCGCTTCAAGGACAGATTCTGGGCTTCCGTGAGTGCCCACGAGGTGAAGTGTGTGGCCACGGCGCCCACGGTGAGCGGCAACTGGTCGGCGGCCTACCAGATAGGGGAGTCTGACCACAGCATAACCGCGCTGGCCGAGCTGGCCGAGCTGCTCTACATCGGAAAGAGCGACGGACTATACGCCCTGGACTTTGAGGGGCTGGGCAAGCGACTGACCCCAGAGCTGAAGGCGTTTGTCAAGAGCACGAACTGCCAGAACATGGCCGCTTGGCATGGGAGCCTGTGGGTGCCACATACCAGGGGCTTCCTGAACTATCGGCACCTGGGGGCCAGCGGCTTTCTGGTGACATCGGCCTCGCCTGGTGATGGCGTCGATGAGGATAATCCCGTCTACGGGCGCATCACGGCGATGGCAGGCGAGGGCAAGTGGCTCTTTGCCGCCCTCTACACGCCAGACGGCGACACCTACATCATGGCAGCCAGAGAGCCGGTAGGTGACGAGGCTGTCTTTGGGCGTCTGATATGGCACCCGCTGAGAAAGATAACTGGGAAGCGCTGCGATGCCATGCACATCTCTGCCCTGTGGACGAACCCAAGGCTCTTCTTTGGGCAGGGCACGGACGTAGGCTACATCGTCCTCCCTCGCAACAGCGACAATCCCTTGCTGGATTCCGAGTGCAGCTATGCGACAGCGGGGAGCATCTACTACCCGGCCCACTCGTGGAACGTGCCCACGACCAAGAAGGTGTGGAAGAGTGCCGAGGTTGCCAGCGAGAAGCTGAGTCCGGCAGCCTACCTGACGCTGCACTACAGCGTAGATGAGCAGAGCGAGCAGGAAGCGGGCAGGGTCACGCTATCGCCAGCCTACGAGGTCGCGTTCGCAGATGAGGGCGTGCAGGGCGTCAAGATGCGAGTGCGGATTCAGTACAACATCCCCAATGCGACGAGGGCCCTCATCCTGCGATCGGTGACGGTGCGCGGTGTGGAGCGCCCACGGCGGGTCAGGACGATAACGGCGACCATACGGGCATCGAATGAGCTGAGAACGCGCCTGGGAACCAAGTGCAACCGGACGGTGCGGGACATGCTAGACGAGCTGGACACGCTAGCGAATGGCCACGAGGCGGTGAGCCTGGTGGACGTGTGGGGCAGGGAGCGCCGGGTGCTGGTACTTCAGGGGGTTCGACCAATCGAGATCGAGCAGGAGGGCGACCTGAGCCAGGAGCTCCTGATAGAGGTTCCTATGGCGGAGTTCGAGGCGGAGACGACGGAGAGCACGGCGAGCTACTGGGTTTGGGATGAGTCCAAGTGGGATGAGGGAGACCTTTGGGCTCCTGGTTAGTCACCTCCTCGAGGAGGAGCGATTATGGGTTTTGGGAGACCTGCGGCACACGACACGGGCGTGGTTGCCCATCTTCTTCAGATCATCTACGCCTGGGAGGGTGATACTGGGAAGGGCCAGCCACTGGACCTGACCGAGGTGGACAGCGCGACCAAGTATGCGGTGGAGGCCAAGAACAAGAACGCGAGCGGCCTGTCCTTCCGCTTCTTGACCACTGCGGGAGCCAATATGCTGCGCGGCGCGGGCGCGACCGTGTATCTGGGCCAGAACGTGGAGGTGACGGCTGGGAAGACGATAGATGGCGTGGACGTTGGGACCCACGCCGCGACGACCGACACTCACATTGCTGCAACGACTGGCATTCATGGGGCGACCGCCGCGGCTACGGCGAACAAGCTGCTCATCAGAGATGCTGCGGGCCGGGCCAAGGTGGTAGCCCCCTCTGTGGCTGACGATATCGCTCGCAAGGACACCGTTGATACGGCAGTGGGCAATTGGAAGGTGGTTGACTACGACGGAGAAGTAACCACCCAAACTTTTCAGTTTACCGTGCCTCTTCCCGCCGACTGGCAAATCTACTATTACGAAGTGCTGGTCCTTCACCGGACGGGTGGCGGTATGGTTGCCCAGCGCAACGGGCTCTTGATATGGAAAGAACTGGGTGGCGTTAGTCTTACTTCGATTGTGATGTACCAGGTGTACGTAGACACTAATCCGTTAGTGACCTACGCGCTGGCTGGGACAACGATTACTGGGACACTGCCCAACATTCCGAGTGTCAAGGCGAAGTACATAGTCTGGGGATTTGACGGATGGGTTTCCTAGACCTAGAAAGGGAGGGATAGAACGATGCCTCTGTCCAACGAACACATTGCGGCCACTACTGCTCACGGGTCTAGCGGGGCAGTGGTAGGGCAGACAACGCTGAACACCCACAAGGGGAGTACAGACCACGACGGGCGATACTTCACGGAGACCGAGCAGGATGCGCGGTTCGCACCTATCGCCAAAGGCGTGACCAACGGCGATGCCCACGACCACGCGGGCGGTGATGGGGAACAGATACCGCTTGCAGGCCACGCGGACAACTCCGTGGACGACACCAAGGCGGGCAACCGCGTGCCGCAGTTCTATCGAAGGCAGGGAGGTAGCCCGACCAACTGGGACAGCTACGGCACTACGTCCTATACACCGACAGCCGTGAGAATGCAGGCCGGAGCTGCTCGAACAGCGGAAGGTGGGGTCGTGACGGTTACCTTCCCTGTTGCTTTTAGTGCTAATCCACTGGTTTTCCTGACAGCAACCGAAGAACAGGCTGGCGTGCCCACGAAAGCCTATGTGGCCAGTGTTTCTACTACACAACTGGTTATCAACGGAGCTGCGCTGGTTGTGTTCAACTGGCTCGCCATAGGCCCGGAGTAGATTGATGCCCAAGATCACCCTTCAGCCCTTTGACGGACAGATCGCGTCGGCAGCCACGGCCATCTACACCGTGCCCGGGGAGACCGAGGCGACGCTGCGGGCCCTGACGCTGCTGAACACGCACCCGACGACCACCATGACGGTCATCGTCTACATCCGCAAGAGCGGCTCCACGCGGCGGCAGATAGTGCACCAGGACCTGGCCCCAGGCTCGGCGCACCACTACGGGCTGCCTCAGTACATGAGGGCCAAAGACGCCATCCTGGGCACGGCCACGAGCGCGGGCGCGGTGGACTACTACGGGAGCGTGGAGGAGAAGGTGACCATATGAGTGGCATGCCATTTCCCTTGCCCTGGACTATCACGAAAGACGGCAAGCTGGTCATCGACATAAAGGGCGACGCGGATACGGTGGATGGTGTTCACGCCGCTGCGACTCCCACGGCCAACAAGCTCCTGGCGATGAACGCCAACGCCAAGTTTCCCACGCATACGGTAGAGGGCGACCTAACCGTAGAGGGTACTTTCATCAACACCAGAACGCGAACGTTTCTCGTGCAGGCGATTGCGGCGTACAACGGCACCGATGCCGTTGATATAGTTTTGGGCGCATGGACGCTTGGGTGGCCCCTTCCGGACGCGAAAGCCTCCCGCGCTACAGGGGGCTTTTACGTTCCGTCGGACTTTGTTTCTGATCTTGTCATTGAAGGCGCGGTCTATCCTTGGGCGGCTGGCGATCTCTATGGAGCAATCTATGCGTTTGGGGCTGCTGACGGTGAAGTCTACAACACACACAGTACTGTGCCAGATAAAGCTGCCGTCACGCTCGCCGCATCAAAATGGGATCTAGTCTATCCAACAGAGATCGATGGTGTGGCAATCGGTGATTTTGTTCGGCTAGAGCTCCACCGAGATGCAACCAATGCTGCCGATACAATTAGTCACACCGTTGCCGTCGCAGGTTTTCTTGTCTCGTACACGGTGGATAGTTAGGCGAACGGAGAGGATGCCGATGACCAAACTAGCGGCCCACGTCCAGGAGAGTAGCGACGCGGCAGCGGAGCATCTGCGGATGGCACTGTACCCAGCCCTCAAGTGCATGGGGAACACGACCGCAGCATGGCTGAGGGAGAAGGTGCTACCTGAGTACGACCGGTGCGGGGTGCCGAGACCGTTCATCTGGCGCCGTGAGCACGTAACCATTGAGCAGCAATACGAGTGGGTTCGACAGGGCACTACAGGGGCGGCCAGGTTCTTTGAGTCCACAGTGCAGGCCTATGATACCTGGCGAGAGCTGACCGACGTGATAGAGAGTGTCAACGAGGTCATTGGGTCGGACGAGGACATGCGCTGGCTGGCTGAGTTCGAGTCCGAAGTCCTGCGACTGTACCACGTACACGGCAATCGCGTCATCGCGGGCAACTTCAACGTCGGCTGGCCGAAGCTAGAGCAATGGCCGCTCTACTCCGCTGTGCTGGCCCACGCCGACTTCCTGGGCCTGCACGAGTACGCTTGGCCCGAAGGTGTCGCTGAAGATGGAGTGCCCTTCCTCTGGCATCCGTGGTGGGTGATGCGCTACAAGAAGGCGCGGGAGGTCATACTGAGTCATAGGCTGCGCTTGCCGCCGATCGTCTTTACAGAGATCGGCTGGGACAAGGCCATATGGCAGGGAGGTCACGTAGGCTTCCGGGGAGCACCGGACCCGAACGCCTACTACTCCTGGCTGACGGGCTATGATTACCGCGTGACCCCAGACACGGACGTGCGCTACTGCTCAATCTTCCAAACCGGAGCCGCCGCCGACTGGCGAGAGAAAGGCTTCGACATCGTGGGTCATTATGTGGGCAACGTTCTGGCAGACTACACGAGGGTCGATGCCTTGCAGATGCCACCAGAGACGCCGCCGGAACCCCCTACGACCGGCAAGCTGAGCGAGGTGGAGAAGGCCAGGCTGCGGGAGTTCTTCGCTACGGCGGTGCCGGCGACGCTGAAGGACGCCATCGCGCGGAGACGCCTTTGGGTAGGCCAAGTGCCGGGCACCGAGAATCTATACGTGAGCTGGGACCCGGCCTATGGGCGCTACGAGATCAACAAGGTTCACCCGCAAACCTGGGAGCACCTGGACGACGAGTCACTATAGGAGGCAACATGAAGGAATGGAAACTGAACGGATTTCTCAAAGCGATCTTGGCTGCTCTGATGGCTGGCATCACGACATTGCTCGGCGGATGGGATGATGCCATGGTGATCCTGACCATCTTCATCGCTCTCGACATCGTATCGGGATGGGTTCGGGCATTCATCCAGAAAGAGCTATCAAGTGAGGAGAGCTTTCGGGGCACGGCCAAGAAGGTCCTGATCTACGTGATTGTGGCCGTTGCAGCCCAGGCAGACCGCCTCACGGGAACCGCCCTGGTACGCAATGTGGTGATCACCTGGTACTGTGCCACGGAAGCATTGAGCATCCTGGAGAACACTGTAGCGGCGGGGCTGCCAGTGCCAGAGTTTCTGAGGGACGCACTGAAGGCGCTGAATACCGAGAAGTTCACCGAGTAGATATCATCTTCTGCCCCGTGGTTGGCGATCTCCGTAGGACTATCGGTTTGCCACGGGTGCAGTCTTCTCCTTCTTGGCACGTCTGGCCCTGGGGCTTGACCAACCTCGGGGCCAGCGTGTCTGTCACCCTGAGCGCATGAGGCTGCAAGCGCAGTCCTTGATGGCGCCGACGACGACAGCCAGCAGGATAAGAAGGAGACCGATGCCCCGAATGCGGCGGGAGGAGGGGGAACCACTCATCGGGGTTGCCAGAGTAGGGGGGCTTCCCATGACAGTTGTGCTTCAAGGTAGCGGGCTGCGTCATTCAGTGGCAGCGCACGGCCGGTCCATTCGCTAACCTCCCAGAAGGCCCAAGACCCCCCCCAGCGGCACTTGGCTTCCCAGTTGCCCCCCCTCATATAACGTGCTGACATCCCTGTAGAGAACAGAGGGCGCTTGCGCACCGGGAAGCGCTCAAGCACCATTGATATTGCCGCCTCCTCGGTGATCGTAGGCAAGTCTACGACTGGAGTTGGCACAGGCGCAGGGGCTTCGCAGGCAGACAGGAGCAACCCGATGACGGCCAAGAAGCAAAGAAGAGGCGCACACGGGGACATTTTATGGAACATGAGCCCTCCCGGCTACGTCTTGTGGTTGAACCGCTTGGGCTTTCTCCATGACACCCCCCTAAGACTCCTTCTTTGCAGCCGCGTTACATAATGGAATACCCTAGCACAACTGTTCTACCAGGAGGAGACATGGCAAACGCAACGCGGCGTCAGCTATGGCGCATGGCAAAGATGCTATTCAAGCAAGGGTTCAAGGCCATTGTTCTGATGTTCAAGCCTCGGTATCAGGCGGAGCCTCATTCTCAGCCTTGACCAGCCCCTCCAGGACCTGCCGCGCTATGGCCCGAGACTGCCCCGTTTTGAGTGCTCGGTAGTTGGTCAACAACTCCGCCTCGGTGAACTCCAGATCGCCCAGCTTCGCCTTGTCGCGCGGCCGGGGGTCGCCGGCTGTGCCAGCGATATAGGCCATGTTGGTGCGTAGGGCGCGCGAGAGGGCGTAGAGCACCCCGGAGCCGACGCCGGTCGGCTTGCCACTTTCGATCTCTGAGATATGGCTTTGGCTGATCCCACACCGATGATGCAAGTCGGTCTGTGTCCAGCCTCGAGCCTCGCGCAACAGACGGATGCGGTCACCACGAATGAAGACTTTCTTCCTAGGACGCATGATCTAGCTCCTTATCGGCGGAGGAATGGTGTATTGCTCCAATTATACACGAAACTCACCCTTGACAAACTAGAGCAAATGTGGTACAATAATCATGAGACCGTAGAGTGGGGCCGATAATCGGGCGATGAGACTTATCGAGAAATACCTCGTACCATCGCTCGCCCGATACCAAGTGCGGCCCCACAGAGGAGGGAACATGTGGGGTCCTTTGGCAGAGGCACTTCGGGAGCGCATGGGCGATGAAACTCAGACGCAGTTTGCTCAGAGGCTCGGGGTTCATCAGAGTCGGCTAAATGTCATTCTGCATGGCCTGATCCCCAAAATCGAATCGAAAGCGGCGCAAGCGATTCTCAGAACCTATCCTGAGCTTGCTCCTTTCTTTTTGCCCGAGCATATCGTACAGGCTATACGGAATTCCGGGAACGGTACGGAAATGCCATGACCAAGACAATCTCGCTCTCTCAAGGCAAAGTGGCGCGGGTGGACGAGGAGCAGTTTGAGTGGCTCAACGCGTGGAAATGGTGCGCTCACAAAGGCAGAAACACCTGGTACGCCGTTCGGCGAGATTACTCAGGCGACAAGCCAAAGATGGTCTCCATGCACAGGCTCCTCTTGGGTCCGCCTCCCGGGATGGAGACGGATCATCGTAATGGGGATGGGCTGGACAATAGGCGAAGCAACCTACGTGCCTGTACGAGACGACAGAATCAGATGAATAAGAGAAAGCAGACTGGTTGCATGGGCAGATTCAAGGGCGTCTGTTGGAGTCGTCCGAAACGGAAGTGGTGGGCATACATCAAGATCAGTGGGAAGCAGTGCTCCCTGGGCTATTTTGATGACGACAGAGAAGCTGCTTTGGCCTACAACGCCGCCGCGCTTGAACACTTTGGCGAGTTCGCCCGATTGAACGAGATAGCCGAGGTGGAGCCAGCATGAAGGCCAAACTCATCTGTGCCTGGTGTGACAAGTTTCTCCGCTGGACGGACACGAGCGATGGTCGCGATTCACATGGCATCTGCCGCATCTGTTTCGACCGTGAGATGGCCAAGGCCGAGAAGTTCTTTCAGCAGGAGGTAGAGCTGCGAGTTGGCCACCCGGGCGAGGCCATACGGGGTTCGGGCTAATGGCAGGAGGAGCCAGCGGGCGAGGAGGCGTGATGCTAAACTTCAGGACAAGAACTAAGTGGTATGTTCGGAAGATGAACACAGGCACATGCTTTCAGCTATCAACCAAGCGCAAGGCTTTGCGTGTGATCGAGATACTCGAAGCCAAAGGGTTTGAGGCACACCTAGAGCCAGAGCGCACCACGTATGCGACTATACGGATTGGCGCGGAGACCATCCGCATCAACTTGGATTGAAAGCCACTGCCCCGCCAGCGGGCGAGAAGGAGGCGTGATGGCGAAGACATGTAGGACGTGTGGCTTTGCGGCTTTGGCCAGGGAGTGTAACCGACGCCATATTTGGGTCAGTGACAAGGAGTTCTGTGGAGACTACAAGCCGCGCGAGACGCCGCTGCTGGTGGACGTGCTGGCTCAGGCGCTGAACGGAATGATTGAACTCTGGAATCGAGCAGATGACGCCGATGTCGATCCAGAATCCTATCAGGGATTCGACGAGGTTATGCGGGCTGCATTTGCGGCCCTGGCAAGACACCAGAAGGAGGTGGGCGATGCCTAGCCTGCGAGAGCTATTTGAGGCAATTCCCAAGGTCTTTCGAGATGACGCTGCCTATGACTTGTTGGAAGCGCTGGTCGAGGCTGTGGAGGCCCAGGAAAACGACGACCTACGCAAAGAACGCGACGGTTGGGAACAAGGGTGCTGGCAAGCCGAACAGGAGCTTGCCGAGGCCAAGGCGGCGCTAGAGGCCTGGATGCGACGATGCCAGAAACTTGAGCGCCTACTAGCTGTCCAGAAAGCCAGCATCGCCGACGCCGAGATCGGCCGGCTGGTGCGGGGGATGAAGTGGGGATCAAAGTTCTCGGTACATGGCTATGATTTGAGCATACCAGAATATATGAGCTTTTGCTGGGATGCCGCGCAAGACGGGTATCGATTACTCAAGCAGACCAAAGACCCCGCCGAGGCCCTGCGTGCGATACAGAAGGAGGTGGGCGATGGCGAAGCCTAGCGTGGGCCAGAGCATCCTCTGCGTCGGAGGCATCCTGGGCTTACAGGCTGGCCTGAACTGGATGGACCAAGCGTCCAACGCCGAGTTGACCTGGGCAGCGTTGGGCGTGGTTGTGTTCTGGGTCCTGGCTTTCTGGCTCACAAGGAGGAAACCGACGAGATGAAGAAGTGGTGTGCATTGTGCGGAGAAGAGCTGCGATTCGATTCTGCCCAGGGTTGGGTGCATCAGGACGGCAAGGAGGGCGATGAGCGCTGCTACTGTCCGACGTCTACTACGAGAGACTGGAAGGCAGCGGAGCGGCGGGAGGAGCGGGAAAAGGCAGAGCGTGGCCCACTAGGAGAGGAGTTCGACGAGCTCCTGGGATCCCTGGAAGACGCGCTTTACTGGCTCGGCAAGGTGAATGCGCGATTCCCCGAGGACGATGACGAGCAATGTGACAACCCCTTTTGGGGCGAGGTCGAAGAGGCGCGCAAGCCCCTGGAGGACATTCTCGCTGACTTGAAGGGCGTCGAGAAGCACATGCCCAGGGAGGTGGTCAAGGTATGATGGCCGAAGGCCACTTTCAGTTTGCAGAGCACCTGTTTTGCTGGTGCGGGTATCCGATCACAGTCGAGGATGTGATGACCGTCGAAGGCGAGCGTCAGCTGTACTCAGACGGCGAGACCGGAGGGCTGACCAACGAGTGCCCTGGATGCGGAGAATCGCCCCTCGACGTGAGTCGGCTCTTCCCAAGCGTTTTTGGCGGCAGAGAAGAAGGCGATGAGAACGAGCCACTACTAGGAGGAAACTAGCATGAGCGAGAATGTTCCGAATATCAGGACCACCCAAGACCTCGCACTACTGACCGGGCAACAACTGGCCCTCATCAAAAACACCATTGCCAAGGGCGCAACCGACGAGGAATTGCATATGTTCCTGGAGGTTGCCCGAGCAACTGGTCTCAATCCCTTCGCCAAGGAGCTGTACTTCATCAAGTACAAGATGCGCAATGGCACGAGCAGCGTCGCTATGCCCGTGGGCATCGACGGCCTGCGGCGCAAGGCAGCAGAGTCAGGCGACTACGCGGGTCAGGTCGGCCCACACTTTTGCGGAGAGGACGGAGAGTGGAAGGATGTCTGGCTCTCCAAAGACCCGCCAGCGGCCTGTAGGGTAGGAGTCCTCCGCCACGGCAATCCTGAGCCTACTTGGGGCATCGTGAAAGCCAGCGAGTTCGCCAAAGACACCAACTTCTGGCGGGACATGCCTACCCATATGCTGGCTGTGACGGCCGAGCGACATGCTTTGCGGAAGGCGGCACCGAGGCTGGTGGAGAAGATACAAGCGGCCGGGGCTCAGGTCATGGACGCTGACTATCTCATCGCCAAGGGTGAACAGTTCGAGCGGCAGCGAGCTCTCCCGCAGCAGAGTCCGGCTGGTGACTTGCAGCAGGAGTTGTACGGTCAAGGCCCGACCGGGAGCGAGGGCGATAAGAAAGAAGAGCCGGTCGAGTGGACCAAGACGGATTTGGCCGAGCTCAAGGCAGCCGTCGAGCAGAGAGAGCTTTCGTCCAAGGAATGGCGCGAGCTGCTTGGCCTGACGGCGACCGCCGAGGTAAAGGATGTGGTGGCACTCGGCAGCGTTGCGACGGTCATCAAGTTGCTGGAGGCCGCCTTTGCAAAGGCGGTAGCGAACGAGCCAGTGGGGCAGGCCAAGCTCGGGTTCTGAGAGACTCGCCCGCGCTCCTGTGCGCGACACGTGCTCCAGGCAATGCCACGAGCATTGCGCACTCTGGCGGCGGGAGGGCGGGCCTCAAAAGAGGAGGAGATGTGAGCAAAGAAGTAGGCCACCTGAACAACGCACTAGGACATCTGATGCAGGCCACTGAGACCCTTGCCACCAAGCCAATAGTCAACGAGAAGGCGGTTAGAGATTGTGTTGCCGCTGAGATGGGCGTCAGACACCTTCTAGCCTTCCTAAGGGGGAGTGATGAGATTCATGCACCTGGCGGACGCCCACCTGGGATACCGCCAGTACAACAGCGATGACAGGGCGCGGGACTTTGCCCGTGCCTTCCGGCAGATGTGTCAGAAGGCGATAACTGAGCGATGCCAACTGGTGCTCATCGCCGGCGACCTGTTCCACGGCTCGGCCATGGACCCCCGGACGTTTTTGCAAGCTGTGGGGGCACTTGAACCGCTGCGAGAAAAGGGCATTGATGTTATCGCCATTGCTGGCAACCACGATCGCGCTCGCACGAGCCGGGGACTGAACTGGCTTCACGCTCTCCAGAAGCTGGGCTTGGTGACACTGCTGGAGATCGGCATCGAGAAGGGAGAGCTGAGTCTGGAAAAAGCGGTCTGGGAGAGACACGAGATTCGCGTGATTGGCATTCCCTTCGTCGGCACGGGGCTGCCGCAGATTCTGCCCCAGATCGCCGACTATCTGGCGCTTGAGGCGATGGGTCCCACCAAGTTCACCATCCTGATGCTCCACGCTGGGCTGGAGGGCGAGATACCAGCTTTCCGAGCATCGCTGACCATGGAGAACCTGGCTCCCTTGGGCCCTCACGTAGACTATCTGGCTCTCGGCCACATACACAAGCCTTACGCTCGCGGCGACTGGATATTCAACCCAGGGAGCCTGGAGACAGTCAGCATCGATGAGGCCCAGTGGGACGATCGAGGCGGTATCCTGGTGGAGATCGAGGACGGTCTGATAACGGGGCCGCCCACGATTGAGTGGGCTATCCCCGATCGGCGACCGTTTGTGCAGATAAGTCTAGGGGTGGATACGTTTCGTGACCCAGAAGCGCTATATCGGTTCTATGTGCTCACTAGCAAAGACCATGCCATGCTCCGCGCAGAGGAAATTGGGCAAAATCCAGTAGTTGAGCTGCGGCTGCAAGGCTCTCTCCAGTTTGATCGCTCTAGTCTTGAACTGTCCCGCATTGAGCAAATCATCGAGGACACGTACCATCCGCTTCTGGTCCGCATCCGCGATCACACCGAAAGCGACGCCTCGGAGATCGCAGTCACCGAAGACGCCACCCGGGCCGAGATTGAGCGCCATGTGGTGCGGGAGCTGGTGGGACGCGATGCGGGGCGCAAAGAGCACGCAGAGTTTTGGACATGGATGATCTTAGACCTCAAGGACATGGCACTGGCCAGGAATGCCCCGGAGAAAATCATCGCGGCCGCCCGATCAGGCCAGAGAAGCCTTACCGAGGGCCTATGCTGAACATACTACGGGAGGAAACATGCCGATCAAGTCGATCGAGCTTGAAAACTGGAAGAGCTATGGTTTCGCCAAAATCCTCTTTGATTCCGGGGTCACGGCCATCCTCGGGGAGAATGGGAGTGGCAAGTCGAGCATCCTGGAGGCGGTGGGGTTCGCGCTCTTTGACCATCGCAACGGCAAGCTGGAGGCCCTACTCCGGGAAGGGGCCAAGTCGGGTAGAGTGGCCATATCCCTCACATCATCCCTGGATGGCGCCGAGTATCTGGTAGAACGGGAGTTCACCGCCAAGGCCACGACCAGCTATCGAGTCCACCAACCGGAACGGGCGAATCAGATAGTGGCCCAGGGTGCAGCGGACGTGCAGCGGTGGCTCCGAACGCATATGGGAGTACCGCCCGACGCGCAGTTGGGCACGGTGTTCGAGAACACCATCGGAGTTCCGCAGGGCACTTTCACCGCTCCCTTCCTGCTGGCGCCGGCGCAGCGCAAGGCCGTGTTCGACCCGCTGCTTCGTGTGGAGGAGTATCGGAAAGCCTCAGACAACTTGCGGCCTACGGTGCGCCAGCTCAAAGACGAGAAGGCTACTCTGGACACGGAGATCGCGCGCATGGAGGGGGTGTTGACAGGGCTGCCAGGACTGCGCGAGGAGCACAAGACCCTGGGGTATGACCTGGCGCGTCTTGGAACAGTTCGGGCCTTGCGCACCCAGCAGCTAGAGAAAGCCGAGGCCAAACTGAGAGTGCTGGGCCAGGCCGCCAAGCGTGTTGAGGAGGCTGACCGGCAGACCGACACAGCCAAGGTTCGGCTTGACGCTCACGAGGCGCTTTGCGAGACCGCGTTGCATGGCACTGAGGAAGCCGAGAAAGCGACCCAGGTGGTCGCGGAGAACTTGGTCGGCTACGAGGCTTACATCGAGGCCGAGGTCAAGGTGCAGGAACTCGAGACCAGCCAACAGGAACAAGCGCGGCTCCTGGCCAAGCGGGCCCAGTTGGAGGTTCAGATAGCCCGACTGGAGGGCGCAAGGCAAGAAGAGGAACGAAGCAAGCAACAGATCGCGCAAGGCAAGATGAGGGTCCAGGAGACCGAGGCCGGCGTGGAGAAGGCTGGGCAGCTTGAGAAGCAGATACAGGCGCTTGACACAGAGGCTGATCAGATACGTGAGTTGCTCACGCAAGCCAATGCGACGAAAGCAGGTGTTCGTGCCGAGTGGCAAGGTCTTCAGCGCCAGTCGGACTTCCTTGCGGATGCCGTCCTTGCTGCTTGTCCCACCTGCGGATCCGAGTTGACCACCGAGCACCGCGAGGAGATTAGATCGCGAAACGAGATCGAGATAGAGGGTTTGCGGTCTGAGGAAGCCAGACACAACCGACATACCGCAGACCTCCAGTATACCATCGCCCAACTCGGGCCCCGGCGGGTCGGTGCACGGGACAGGCTGCGAAATCTCCCCGCGCAGGGCGACCTGGCTCGCACCCGACAAGACCTCGCCAAGCGCGAAGGGGAGCTCGAGGCAATAAAGGGCCGGCTGGAGATGCTAGCCCAGGCCCCCAGCGCCTTGAAGCAAGTAGATGTCGCACTGGAGCCCTTCGCCGGACTTGAGAGAGAACTATCCCTCTGGCGAGCGCGACACGGGCTACACAAGCGTGGACACACACTCTATCTGGGCAATGTCACCCTCGCCCAGCAGCAACCCGAGCGCCAAGCCAGACTGGAGGAGGTACGTGCCAAACGCAATGAACTCGTTTGCGAATGGCAGCGACTGGCCGAGGAACATTGGCGAGCCAAGGGTGATTACGACGGCGAGGAGCACGCCAACGTCCAGGCCGAGACGACTAGGCTCCAGCTAGAACTCGCCGGCGTCCAGGCCCAGCTCAAGGAGAAGGCGTATCGCCTCACCGTCGTCAAAGAGAGCATCGAGTCCCTTGAGGGCCTAGAGAAGGAGCTGGCCGTCAAGAGTGCGCTAGCCACAGAGACCAGTGACCTCCTTGCGACGATGGAGACCGTGCGGGACATCCTCCGCGAGGCAGGCCCTTACGTGACCCGACGCCTGGTCCGGCAAATCAGTCAGGGGGCCTCCACGACGTTCGGAGACCTGATGGGCGACTCGGGGCGACGGCTCCAGTGGTCAGAGGACTATGAAGTGTCGCTAGACGTGCGTGGTCACAGTCGGACCTTCGCACAACTCTCGGGCGGTGAGCAGATGGTCGCAGCCTTGGCGGTGCGGCTGGCCCTTCTACGCGAGACGTCGGCGATCGACGTGGCATTCTTCGACGAGCCGACGGCGCACCTAGACCCTGAGCGTCGGCAGAGTCTAGCCGACAGGCTGAGCCAGGTCAAGGGGTTCAGCCAGCTCTTCGTCATCTCGCACGATTCTACCTTTGAGTCTGCCGCCGAGAACACCATCCGCATCGTGAAGGACGAGAGAGGCAGCCAGCAAGAGGAGGAGCGAGATGCCAGCACCGAATGACCGGAACTCCAGGATAGCCCTGGCGAAGGGCTGGACATTCCATGAGTGGTATGAGGAGGCGGGCCGACCAGAAACGCGCTCAGAGACACCGCTTCACACTCACTGGCGTAATCCCTCCTATGAGATTGCAGAACCCCGCGACTACGTGGGCACGCTGAAGGGCGTGGCGGGGCTGATGCGGGAGCTGCAAGCAACACGTAAACCGATGAGCCAGTGGGCTTGGTATTGGAATGACAAGAAGCAACGCTTCGTTATGCGACACGCAGCGTGGTTGCGTAGATTCCCATTTCGCAGACAGATTCATGCGATTTTCTATTCGCCCAAAGACCGCCCCGGCAACTGCGTCGGCCAGGCTTGGTTGAGTATGTTTGAGGAGGAGGCGGCCAATGCCAGCACCGAAGCGTAGCAAGATTGGATACTGCGACTACTCAGGCGGCGACCTGAATGTGGTACTCGGTTGCACGCCGGTATCGGCCGGTTGCGCCAACTGCTACGCCCGCCGCATCTATGAGCGCTTCGGCAAGGACTTCACCCAAGTGACCGTCTATCCCGAGAAGCTGGAACGGCTTCTCAAGTGGCAGCCCAAGCCGCCGTTCAAGCGTGGGCCAGGTAGTAGGCCGCTGGCTTTCGTCTGTGATATGAGCGACCTCTTCCACGCGGACGTGCCCAGGACCTTCATTCTGATAGCCATTGAGATCATGGAGAAGAGGGGGGACATTGATTGGCTTCTCCTGACCAAAAGACCAAAGCGGATGTCGGAGGTTCTCTGGCGACTGGGCTGGTGGAGTCATGGCCATACCCCAGCAAATATCTGGCTCGGCGTCACTGTCGAGAACGAGGACAACCTCTGGCGCATCGACGAACTGCTGAAGACGCCCGCCACCGTGAGGTGGGTGAGTCTGGAGCCGATGCTGGGGCCGATTGAACTCGGGCTCATTGGAACTATCCCCAAAGACATCTCGCCCTCCTACCGCCTAGTTGGAGACTGGATTGATTGGATTGTCATCGGTGCCGAGTCTGGCCTCAACGGCCGCCCGTTCGAGAAGGAGTGGGCGTGGGATGTGCTTGACCAGTGCCGAGAGGCGAATGTGGCGTGTTTCCTCAAGCAGGACTCCGGGGCACGACCAGGCGTGCCGTTGCTGGACAGGGAAGGCAGAGAGGTGAAGGAATGGCCGGAACCAGCGCCGCGCAAAGTGAAAGTGGCCTTCGGCCATTGAGCGCGACCGTTGCCGACAAAGACGTCCTTCGCGTGGGAGACCTGGTGTTGAACCTGAACAGTGGCGAGGTTCATGCCGGGACCAGGACTGCCCAGCTTACACCGACCGAGACTGACATGCTCAGGTTCCTGATGGTGCAGAGCCCTCGGGTCTCTAGCGCATACCAATTATGGGATGAGCTGTGGAGCTCGATGGGATCGGGTCTGTCTCTCGTGAGGCGCTACATCAAAAGCGTCCGTGGCAAGATTGAGGATGATCCTGCGCATCCGAGCCGGCTTGTGAATATGAGAGGATTTGGCTATCGGATTGTGGCGGTGGAAGAAGGTCAGAAGGAGGCAACTTGAGCGTGTGCGGCGCATAGTCCAAAGGGGTTATGGACGGGTTATTTCCACAGACTGAGAGTCCTACGGAAGGAGGGATCATGTCAGTAAGAAAGGCACAGAACCGGGTCCGAAAGCAGTACGGGGTTGGCAAGACCAAGCTCCATAAGCGCATGAGCCGGAATCGTATGACGCTTGCAAACCTCGCATTCCGCGCTCAATGGACTGGCGGCTTTCCAGGAGGCTTCACTGCACACACGAAAGAAGAGATGCACGACCTAGTAGACGCACTGGCTGCCGACTGCATCATAGCCACCGCCTACAGAGAGGCTGAGCGGGCGGCACGCGCAAGCGAATAGGCGGGAAGGATGAAGTCCTGGGTCAAGCTGTACACCGAGATCAACCGGGATCCGAAGATGGCCGAGTTCACCTGGGCACAGAAGGGCATCTGGGCTGCGCTGTTGGCACTCGCTGGAGACCTGGATATCCGTAAGGGAGACGGCGCCGAGACGGGGCAGCTACAGTCGGTCCCGGACACCGCGTGGAGCATACGTTGCGACATCGGCGAGTTCACTGAAGCAGTCGAGGCATTGTCGCGGCCAGTAGGTCAAGACAAGAGAGGGATGCTTTACGACCAGGATGGTATCCTATTCATCACCAACTATGCCAAGCGGCAGGCCCGGGCCCCATCGGCACGACCGGCAGCGACCCGAGAGAGAAAGCGACGGCAACGAGCCAGGGAGTCACAACCTCGTCACGAGCCGTCACAACCCGTCACGCCCTCAGAGTCAGAATCAGAGACAGAGACAGATACAGAATCAGATCAGAGTCAGACACAGAACGTGACCCCCTCACACCAAGCCCCCGCCAAGCACCGCGGTCTGCGCCCCATCTCTGATCTGATTTCTTCTCTTTCTGTTTCTGATTCTGAACTGACCAAACGGGGCCCGCCGCAAACCGACGCCGCCAGAATCGAGTATGCCATCCAGATACGCGAACGCGCCGAGCGCGGCAAGCTGCCCGGTCGCGAGGAAGCACAGATGCGGCAATGGGCCAACGAGTATGGTGCGGCCGTGCTCTATGAGGCTACGCGCCGCACGGCCTTCAAGAAGCCAGACAACTTCGGGGCATACCTGCGTAAGACCCTGGAGCAGATCGGCAAGCCCAGGGAGCCACCGTGAGTGCCAAGCGTGTTGACGCCAACCAGGCCAGCATCGTCGCAGACCTGCGAGCGATCGGCGCCACTGTACTCCACCTCCACGCCGTGGGACAAGGATGCCCGGATATCCTGGTGGGGTTCCGGGGCGAAAACTATCTGTTCGAGATCAAGAGTCCGAAGGGGCGGCTGACGCCTGGGCAGGAAGGCTGGCATTCGCTGTGGTGGGGCCAGGTGGCGGTCATTCGGTGCCTTGAGGATGCTTTGGCCATAATGGGGCTTGACTAGCAGAAACTCCCGTGGTATAATCGGGTGAGCGATAGCAGGATTGGTGCAAAGATAACCTGGTGAGACCTTGGCGGATAGAGATTCGCGCGGTCGCTTTCTGAAGGGCCATGCGCCCAGCAACAAGGGCAAAGGTGGCCGGCCTCCGCGTGCAGTCGAGGAGCGCTACATGCGCGCGCTGGTGCAGGCCATGCCCATCAAGCAGTTCCTCAAGGTGTGCCGGGCGCACGCTGCGAAGGCTGACAAGGACCTGGCTGTCTTCCGCACGTTCCTGGAGCGCTTGCTAGGCAAGCCACGCGAGAGCCAGCAAGCCGAGGCCCTGTCGGAGGCTCTGCGGGGACTGCTTGTGCGTTGGCGGGATGTCTGTGATAATGATGCCGAAGGTGATGCCAAATCTAGCGAGGATACAGGCTGAGTTCAAGAAGGATGTCTGGCATCAACGGGGCTATCTCCCGCTGCCAGAGCAAAGGGAGATACACCTAGATAGCCACCGTCTCAAGTGCATTGCTGGCGGCTGGCGTGCAAGCAAGTCGGTGACGACCGCGGAGGAGGCCAGCCCCTGGCTGTTGCTGGACCTGCCGAATGCGGTGTACTGGATCGTCGGACCGGACTATCAGCAGGCACGGCCAGAGTTCAAGTATCTGGTGGACGGCTGGGATGGCAGCGGACTCGTGTCCGAGGTCTCGATGCCCCAGAACGGTAGCTGTCGTTTTGAGACGGTGTTCGGAGCCAGCGTTGTCACCCGATCATCGGTCAAGGAGAAACGCCTGGGTGGGCAGGCACCAGACGGTATCCTGATGGTGGAGGCGGCCCAGCAGACCTACGAGGCGTTTCTGACGCTGAGGGGCCGCGTGGCCGAGAAGCGGGCTCCCCTGATCTTGTCTGGCACGTTTGAGCATGGCAAGACCTGGTACTCGGACCTATGGGATAGCTGGCAGACTGACAACCTCGATGATGGGCGCTCGTTCTCGATACCGACCTGGCGCAATACGTACATCTTTCCCGGTGGGCGTCAGGATCCAGAGATCAAAGCATTGGAGGCCACGTTCCCTCCTGACGTGTTCCAGGAGCGCTTTGGGGCTGAGCCTTGCCCGCCGGCGACGCTCGTGTTCAAGGAGTTCTCGCACATCGCCCACGTCAAGGCTTGCCCCTTCAAGGATGCGTACGACGTGCAGCTATGGATCGACCCTGGCTGGGCCGGGGCCTATGCCGTCCTCGCGGTACAACTACACGGCGGAGCCGTGTTCAACATAGACGAGATTTACTGGACACAGCGGACTGCACAGGAGGTGATAAAGGAGTGCAAGGGCCGCGAATGGTGGAGCAAGGTTACTCACTCCTGGATGGACGTGGCCGGCCGTCAGCACCAGGGCATGGAGAGCCACGTCGAGATATGGCGCCGGCTGGCACGCATCCCCGTGAGGTCGCAGACCGTAGGCATCCCCGACGGCATCCTTCGGCACCGGACGTTTCTCAAGGCCGACGGGAAGCCTCGCATCTTCCACGATCCCCGTTGCAAGCATACCATCTGGGAGTACGGGCAGTACAAGTACAACGAGATCAAGGAGAGCCGGCCGGTGCGCGAGCTGCCGATAGACCGCGACAATCATGCGCTCAAGGCCATCGCCTACGGGCTGGTCGGCAACTTCGGCTTCGTCGATGTGCGGCGCAAGCGCGTGCGCAGCATGAGGTACACGATGAGGGGGCTCTGATGGCTGACGACAAGGGCAAGCTGGTCTACGAAGACCTGGAGGCACTGTACCGGCGCCAGGCCACGCTGTGGGCCGGCCGCAACGACCACATCGACCGCATGGAGCAACTGCGCTTCATGGAGGTGCAGCCGAAGGTCTCGCAAGACCTGGAACCCGAGGACGTTCGGACCGCACAGCCCTACATGGTCGTCGCCCGCATGGTGCCCATGCTGACGGCCAACAGGCCCCAGATACACATTCCCCCCGCAGCGGACACCATCCAGAAGCAGAAGCAGAGCGGCCTCGTAGAGAACTGGAGCAACGCAGCGCTCAGGGTGCTGGCCGAGCAGACCGGGGAGGACGTGTTCGAGCGGTTCACCGAGTCGCTGGTCGCCTATGGTCACGGCTGTATGCGTGTGCTCTACGCGCCCCAGCTCTGGGCGGGCATGCGTACGCGCGGAAAGAATGAGAAGGAAGAGGACTACAACAAGGCCATCGACGAGTGGAGCCAGGGCAAGCCTCTGCCCATATCCTGGACCTGGCTTGACGCTCGCAATGTGTTTCCCATGTGGCGCGACGACAAGCTGGTGGCCATCCTGGAGGTGGACAAGCGCGAGCCGTTCACCCTCAAGGCCCAGCACTACAACCTGGCGGACAAGAAACCCGAGCTTTGGAAGATGGGCAGGTACACCTCCCCGGAGGGAGGCGGGCTGGTCCAGTTCATGCAGCTCTGGACTGAGGATGCCCTGATCTACGCCGTCGAGACCAACATCGTCCACTACGAAGCGCACCAGTACGGCAGGCCACCCTACGTCTACCGCTACGGCATCGCCACGGCCAGCCGCGATCGGAGCAAAGCTGGCCTGTCCGTGCTCTTCCCTCTGGAACACCTGAGCCTCTACTGTGACCGTCTCCTGAGTCAGTGGGCCACGGCTATTCGCATCTGGGCGTACCCCACGCTGGTAGCGCAACTGAGTGAAAACGAACAGGCCGCCGCCGGTGGCGAAGCACCCGATGCCAAACAGCTCACCAGGGACTTCAGGATAGCCCCTGGCCACGTCAACGTGCTGTATGGCGACGAGAAACTTCAGCCGTTTGGCCCTATGGGTGTCGGCCCAGACCTGCCCAGGATGATCGAGCTGGTGATGAAGCTCCAAGAGCGGGCAGGGATAGCCGACGTGCTGTACGGGCAAGAGGCATGGGGCCAGAGCGGATATGCCATCAGCCAGCTCATCGCAGCGGCGCGGACCGCCTTCAAGCCGATCAAGGAGCACGCCGAGAGCGCACTAGAGGCGGTGCTGAGGATCATCTGGGACATCGTGGAGTACCACTGCAAGCAGAAGGTGTTTGTGTACGGCAGCTCGGAGAAGAAGGGCGGCAGCAAGGGCTGGATCGGTATCGGGCCTGACGACTTGCAGGACTACCGCCAGGTGCAGGTGACGATCAACCCCATAATGCCCACCGACGAGTATGCGCGATCAAGCAAGGCCCTGAACGAGAGGACGGCCAAGGTCAGGTCTCGCCGCAGCACGATGGAGCAGATAGGGATAGAGGATCCCGACGCCGAGGCTGACCGGATCATCATCGAGGAGTGGCTGGAGCGGGACGACGTGAAGGCCTGGGCCGCCGAGCGCATCATCCGCAAGGCCGGCATCAAGCTGGAGGAGATACAGCAGCTCTCTCCGACGCAGTTCGTGCAGGCTCTGCCGACGCTACCTCCGGCGATGCAGCAGGCCCTCTTGATGGCCAGGGCTGCGGGGGGCAGGTTGGGACAACAGCCAGGCGCGGGAGTTGCCCCGGTGATGGGGGCGCCGGGCGTTCAGGCGATGCCACAGCCGCCGACACCGCAAGCGGCGAGTATGCTTGGCCCCCGGACGATGCCGGCAGGGATAGCGACCGGGCAGGCTCCGGGAGTCAGAAGAGGAGCGATGGGAGCGTGAAAGAGTGACCAGGGAGGGGCAGCGAACCGTCATCAAGTGGCAGCTTGGGCCGATTCTCTATGGCCAGAACCCGATTCTGGTATTCCCGCCGGTAGGCGCATATCACCCTCCGAGCCGCTGGGAGCGATGGAAGGCCAAGCTAGGCTTTCGGTACTCGCGGCTGAGGTACAGGTTTGGCAGGTGGATAATGGGCCAGCGCAACTGGGCAGAGTATCAGGACTGAGACGAGGAGCGATGGGAGCGTAGGAGGGGGAGTGAGTGACTCTAACTGATGGCACCCGAATCGTGGTGGAGATGGGCGTAGAGGAGCTCGACTTTCTGGAGGAGTTCCAGACGCAGCTTCTCCGTTACAGTGGGCTTGATCTACGTGATAGCTGTTACAGTGGGGTTGAGGGAGCGTACACCTGGGGCAACGTGCTTGAGGCTTATGTGCGTGCCAGGGAACACTACTTGCTACAAGGGACCGTCAGCCTTGTCATACCGCAGAGGCCAGGACGAGAGGGAGGTCAAGGATGCCCTACCGACTGAACCCCAAGAATCGCCGTGAGGTGCAGGTCAAGCGCAAGAGCGGCTGGGTGCACAAGCACACCCACAAGACCGTAGCCTTGGCCAAGAAGCACGTCTCGGCGCTGAACATTCACGTCCATCATCCCGAGAAGGCGCGGAAGAGGAGACGCAAGAAATGATGGATTACAAGCACAGCATCTTCTCTCTTTGGGTCTTCGGGCTGCCTTACTGTGTTTTCCTCCTCGTATGCGTCTGGAAGAATAGGAAGAGGAAGCCATGAGCGACGCCAATCCCCTCGATAGCCTGCTGAACAAGGCTGCGGACGAGCTACTGCGGCGGGTCGAGGACTTCCCCGAGGCGGCCCAGCCGGTGGGTGGGGTCCGACTCACACCTGACCAGCAGTTACAGGGATACAGGCGCATCAGGGAGGACCCCCAGGCTCTGCTGAAGGTCATCCAGGACCAGGGGGAGCGTGAGGCGGTCAGGTACGTGCGGGCTATGGAGAAGCTACTGGAGACGAGACAGGAGCAGGTAGATGCCACTACAGCAGGGCTACCAGGGCTACTCGAGGAGTCCCCTGGGGGACAACATCCTGGGCCAGTATCGGCAGCAGGTCTTGGCACGGTTGGAGGCAGCGTCCCGCAGGGGAGCGCCCCAGAGTGAGATAAGACGCCTACAGGCTGAGCTGAGGGCGATAGACGCAGCGGCGCCGGCAGTCGGCCCGCCGATGGGCGCACCCGCTGGCGTTCCGACGCCTCCACCGTCACCACCAATGCCGGGAATGCCAGCCACGCCCACGCCCACGCGCACGCCGTATCCCACGGGCACGCGGCTCCCGGCCTTCGCCGCACCTATGGGCACGCCACAGCCAACCTTTGCCGCGCCTCCAGGCGTAGGGAAGCAGCCGATTTCCTGGCTGGACCCCTATGCGCCTGGGCTAGGGCCGCAGCCACCCGCACCGATTTCCTTTCCTGGTGGCGGAGGCGGAGTGGGCGCTGGCGGAATCGGGCAGGAGATTACACCACTCACGTATGCCCCCTGGGAGTACGCTGCCATGACGCCAGAGCAGCGGTTGCGCTACATCGAGCTTGCGTCTGGTGGAGGCCCGCCGACAGCACCGACCTGGTATCAGCAGGAGCAGGTGCGGCTTGCGGACGAACGGGCAGCGTACCAGCGGATGCAGGACCTCATGGGCTTGGCCGCTGGCCGGCAACCGAGCTGGCTTCAGAGGGAGCAGATGGGGCTCTCACGGGAGGAGTTCGCATGGCAGCAGCAGCAGGCGCAACTCGCACAGCAGCTCGCCCAGCAGAAGTTCGGATTGAGCCAGCAGCAGTTTGCAGGCCAACAGGAGTATCAGCAGCAGAGCCTCGCCCAGGCGCGGATGATAGCCCTGCAGCAGCTTGCTCAGGCGCAGCGAGAGCTGGCTGCCGCGATCGGGGGCCAGGTCGCTGGGATACAGGCCCAGACGTGGGCACAGGGCCTCCCCCACGAGTTGCCCAGGGGGACGCAGTTCGCACCAGGGATGGGGCCTGCTGGCCC